CCTCCTAGCACTTGTGTAGCATCCCAAAGACCTCTGAGCCCTACTACTCCAGGAAATCCTAGTCTTTCTGCAGCCTCTGCAATTTGAGGAGTTAATCGGTTACGATTAATAGCATCCTGTTTTCTTTTAGCATCTAAATCTACAACAGCTGAAGGAACAGTACCTGCCATTATCCTAGCTACTTCTTCTGGTGTAGCATTTTCTGGAATTTGATCTGCTTGGTCTGCTTCTGCTTCAGCCATTTCTTTTACTTGTCTTGATGCTTCTACTTCTTCTAAAAGATTTCTTTGTTGTAAAGGAACAGGATTCGCTTTACCTATAGCTTCTAAGTCTGCCTCTCTTCTTGCCCCAGATATATCTTCGATAGTTGCTATCCCTACTTTCTTTGCTAAGGCTGCTATCCTTTTATCTTCTTGTAGCCGAGCAGAGGGAGTTGTATCTATCCCTACCATTCCTGGTATATTAGTTTGTACCATTAAGTATTCTCCTTATTCAAATATAGCCGCTATTTTATTTGAAGTCCATCTATTAAATTGATTGATTGGCCCTACAAGCGGAGTAGTTTTAAGTAGCTTATAAATACCTGGTTGCATACTCTCTTCACTATCTACTGCACCTTCTAACACTTGTCCCGCACCTGTTACTGCTCGAGATAAATTAGATAAAGCTGCTGCTTCACCTGTAGTTGTATCCATAATTGCTTCTATTATATTACTAGAAGATGTTTCATAAATAGGAAAGAAAAAGTTTAAAGGTCTTTCAGCTACGCCTAGCATACCTGATGCACCTAAACCTCTTTGAAATTTCTCTATTGGATCTAAGTAAGGAGTGGATCCTCCATACTTTAATAGATCTTTTAAGTACTGCGATACAAAACCTAACATAATCATTGTCGCCATAATAGCAAAAGCATTATACTTCAATGCAGGTGTACCACGTTTAATATAATCACCCCACATTCTAGGAATATGATTAGCAGTAAAGGTTGCAATGAAACCTTGGAACTGTGTGAACAATGCTAAGTGAGGGTTCTGATAAAACAATGGTCTATTAGCTGTACCTGGTAATGCAATAGCTTCATTAATAAAATTAAACTGGGCATTAGAAAAGATCTCATTCAATCTTGTATTAGCATTTCTTCTTTCAGTAACGTAGTCTTCCCATGTTTGATCGTCAGGTTTCTTTTCTTTTATCTTATCTATTTTTAAAAGTTCTTCTACATTAATACCTAAGTTTCTTAATTGCTCATGAGATTCTTGTACTTCATTATCATATAGGCTTTCACTTTCTCTTTGATCTCTTATAATATTAAGGTGGCTCATGATAAAATCATCAGCAATTGCTCCTCTAATATTACGTGTTTGATCTGTCCATTGTTGTAATAAAATTATTCTAAAATATTTATCTAATAAATATCTTGAAGCAAATGTATTTTCTGTTGCACCTGTAGTCTGAGCTGCACCCGTATCCCAGCTAAAGTAACCTAATCTTTTTAAACGATTCTGCCGTCTTTCTTTATCAAGCTGTCCTTCAGTTGAAGTAGCTAGCTTTAAATTAGGTGTGGCAGTTGTCATAGTTTTCCAAGCTGCTGTTGCAAATTCTCTAGCTGAATACTTTAACACATCATTTATTTGTTCAGGGCTTAGAGCTCTCATAATCATCATGTATTCTACAAGAGAAGAGATAGTAGCCATCGGTAAACCTGCAAGGGTTGTCCATACTAATAAGTTCTTTTGTAAATTAGCAACGCGAGGATTCTTTATCTTCTTATAGTTACCTGATTCACCATCAAGATAATCCTGAAGAAATGCAGCAGTAAGGTTTGCT